TCTCTCTGAGGATTGCGGTATTCGCTGCGGTGCGGCGCAAGCTGCGCTGAGCCAATTCGCCGTAGGTCTGGCTGAACTCGAGGATGGCGGTCACGGGTACTGCGACCCCGTCGATCTGTAGCGTGTTCACTTCGGCCCTCTCCGTTCAATTTCCCGGTCAAAATGCGTGCCATCAGTGAACAGATTCTGCTCGCGGCGATATGACGGTCGCTGCCTGCTCCCGGCCGGATCCGGGGCAGGTGCAGCAGGCGGCTTGAGTGTTGTCTGATCGAATACCTGTTGCATCGCATTGATGTAGGCCTGCGCCGCAGCGGTGCCACTGGACGCGAAATCGCTTTCGAGGCCCGCCAGCTGGCCTTTGAGCGCGTTCACCGCCGCTTCAGCCCCGGTGACATCGGCGCCCTCGGCTTGCACTTTGTTCCCAGACGCTTCGCTGGCCACAGCCTTCAGTCGCTCGCCCAGGTATTTGAGTGTGCCGGCCGTCTCTGAGCCCTTTTCCGAAAGCTTCTCGAGCAGCTGCCCTCCCTCACGGGCTGTCTCGATTGCCAGGTCGTTCTGGCCACTGGATGCCGCGGCGGCCGCCTGGTTGATCTTGCTAAACACATCCCCCAGGCCAACGTCATCGATCTCAGGCTGAGTGATCTTCTTTATCAGGTCATCAAACTCTTGTTCGATGCTGGCCTGTTCTGAGCGAGCCTCGCGGAGCTGTGCCGTCTCCTGATTTAGGGCCGCCTCCTGCGCCTTGAGCCTCTCCTCGAACCGCTCTGCTACGCTGGCGGCCGACAACTGTGTATCGGCAGCTTCTTGCGTCGCACTGGCCGACGACAGCATGTGCTGGGCGAACTTCTGCGCAGCTTCGGCGGTATCGAACAGCCTGGCCTTGTACTCCTCCATTGCCGGCGCGGCGATTTCGGCCGCCTCACCTGTATCCGCCATTGCCTCGCTTGCGAGGCGCCATTTTCCGGTCGCCTTGTCGATGGCCAGCACGCCATCGGCAACAGCTTTGCGAAGACCGTCCTGGTCGCGAATGAGAACCCCGGTTTCCTTGCTGATCCGGGCGTAGGTCTCGGCCATTTCTGCGCCGTGTTCGGCGGTGTTGGCGCGATGCTCCTTCATCGCTTCGGCCGCGTCTTCCCACGCCTCGGCCATCTCCAGGATCCCGGTCGTGACCTGATACGCCTGGACCGCTATTGCTGCCCAGCCTATGTTGCGCATCGTGGCGGAGAGCTTAACCACCCCGGCGCCGGTCGCTACTGTTGCCGCGTTGAGGGTCGTCATCGCCTTCGCCATCGCCAACGTGCCAGCGACAACCTTCGAGGTCATCAGCCGATACACCCCGTACACCGCGACAAGCTCTGTTATCGTGTCGGCGTTTTCCGCCATGAACTTGGTCAACGAGACCATCCCGTTGATCAGCGCTACCAGCGCATCGGAGACGCCCTTGGCCCACTGCTTGAGTTCACCTGACTTGGAAAGCCGGTTCACCTCGTCCAGCAGCTCACGCAAAACGTCCTTCAGCGCGTCGAACGCGCCTGCGTCGGCTATCTCGCGCTGAAAACCGGTCCACAGGTCGCCGAGGTTCGAGGTCATGCCCATCCACGAGTCCTGCATCGTCGTAATGCCGCCCGCATAGCGCTCGTTCCAGATCGCCTGAAGCGTGTCCTGGATCATTGCCTGCGAGTTCTTTTGGGCGGTCTTCGCCATCTCTTGCCCGTTCTGGATATACCTGAACGTGACCTGATCGCCTTCGGTCGTGGCGCGAATTCCGAATTCTTTGAGCCGTTCGTACTCCCCTGTCATTGCGTCTGCCAACGCTTCGACCGCCTGCTGTAGCGGCTTCCCCATTGCGGCGGCCGTATTGCCGAGCGTTTCAAGCGCACCGTCGGTCGGGTCGATCCCGTAAGCCTTCATGCTGACAAAGGCCTGCGTGACCTGCTCGAGGTCATACGGGGTCTTTTTGGCAAACTCGGTGATCCAGTCGAGGCTCTGCTCTGCCGCTTCGCTACTGCCTTCGATCGTGCGCAACTGGGCGCCGAACTTCTCGAACTGCGCAGCGGTCTGGACAAGCGATGTGGCGAGCTTGCCGACACCGAGTGCGGCTGCGAGCTGTACGACCTGGGTCCGCAGCCGCGCCATCGAATCGGCGGCCGAGCGGGCGCCCGTGTCCATGTCATCGGTGGGATCAGGGAGGGGTTTGTTGGCCTGGCGGGCGAGCTGTTCGAGTTCGTCTGTTAATCCCTCGACGTTGCGAAGCCCTTCAACGAGCGCCCGAATGCGAAGGGAAAGGTCGAGGTTGTCAGCCATTATCGCTGTCCTGGTAGTGGCGCAGGCGGGCCAGGTGCCCGCCGCGCGCGTTTATGGGCGAGACGATGCTCCAGCGTTAAGCGACCAGCTTGGCGTGGAAGTACTTCGACTGACCGGCGCCTTTCGTGCTGTCGGCCAGCGCCTTCCCGGTCAGCTCCAGGCCGGCGTAATCGTCGCCGATCATGTCCAGGCTTTGCGCTACGCCGAAGCGCACACGATGCGCCGTGACAACAAACGGCTTGCCGCTGCGCGCCTCGTTGACCCCGTCGAACACCATCTCAAACTCCGCGGACGAACTGGTCAGCGCCTCGACGACGTTTTGCGCCGGGTAGTCGTAACTGACCAGCAGCGAAGCTCCATCCGCGATGCTGCCCGTAGACAGCGCGATGATGCCGGCCGGAACGACATCGTAATCAGTGCCTTCGACATAGGTGGTGCCCGCCGGGTCGCTGGTCACCACAATGTTGCTGCCGCCAGGCTTGTCGAGCGGCGTCAGGGCTCCGTGATAGGCCACGACGCTTTCGTCAGACGCGCTACCGCTGGCAACGGCACCAACGGTGCCATACATGGCGCGGGCGACGTTCTCGGGGCTCAGATCGTGCATCGTCATGCTGACGGCCAGACCAGAGATTCGACGCACCTCGTTCCGGGTGCCGCCGCCAGGACTGGTGTAGTCGCGCAGCGAGACTTCATCTTCCTCGCCCGCGAAGTTGAGTGCCGACACGTTGCCGACAGGGATCAGGCCGCCAGAACCCGCGCGATCGCGCATATAAATCTGGCCGACGCCGATGTAACTGTAATCGATGGATGACATGGTGTTTTCCTCTGCTCAAACCGTGCAATCGGTGTCGGTTGTCACGTCCCGCGCACGGACTCTCGGGTCGTGAATTGAACCGGGTAGTAGCTGAACCCGGGGTTATGCGCTGCGCTCGGCGCAGACGCCAGTTTCAGCGTGCTGTGGCTCTTGTCCGGCCGCCAGCCGGCCAGGGCCTTGATAACTTCGCGCATGACCGGGGCGGCCTTCTCGCGCACCCCGCCACGCCTGGCCGACCTGACCGCGATGACCACTGTCCACTGTGTTTCTATCTCCTGAACGATTCCGTCGCCGACTTCGCGGGTCGGGCGGTAACCGCTGTAGATCACATGCACTGCCGGCGTGACCTGCTGCCGCTCGTTGATGTCGCTCAGTTCTTCGGCGGTCAGTACGGCCGTGCCGGCAAGCCGCTCATTGAGCCGGTCAACAATCGCGTCCTCGACGTCCAGAAACATCACTGAACCCCCATTTCCGCGCTGATGCGGTCGCGTATCTGTTGCCACCACTCGGCCGGCAGGCCTCGCTCACGGGTCGGCAAAAACGGGCGGGCGGGAATCTTGACTTGCTTGGCGAAGATCGGGTGCCCGCCTGGGCCAGGGAACACCAGGAACGGCGCCCCCTGTGCTGGCTGGCAGGCGCTGCCCTGGCTGGCCTTGCCTGCGGTGATCGTCGCACCGAACTGATGCGTGGCCGCATAGCAGACGTTTGTCCCGATCTCGACGCCTTTGTCGTCTGCGTTGTGCGTGATGCTGTTCATCAGTCGGCCGGTATCGCGCAGTGGCTGCCCGTCGCGAAATACAGGATGAGCCCACGCGTTGCCGTAAGGGTCGGCCCCATCGTTGAACCCCAAGGCGACCTCGGCCTCGAGGTCAGCGCCGATCTGTTCGAACAGGCGCCGTGGCTTGGCCATTGTCTGAACGATCTTGAGCAAGGTCGGGCTGGCGCCGTCCTGTATCTGAACCTCGAAGCCCTTGCTCATACCAGCGACACCTTATCGAGCGTTTCCTGCGTGAAAACCTGCTCTTTGCTCCTTACCGCTGCTGTCAACGGACCTTTCGTTTCCCCGTCGGCCGGATCGGCGTCAAGCAAGGTCACGCCCTTGGCGATATCGCGCAGGGCTGACATCGCGTCTTCATATCGCTGCCTGACGTGCTCGGGGGCCGAGATGCCCCACAGGAAATACCGGGTCAGGTCGCAGGCGATCTGACGCAGATCATTCGACCCGTCGATGGGCAGTGTGTAGCGCCCGCGCAGGTGTCGCTCAATCACCGCATCTGAGTCCGCGATGGCATCCTCAAGCGGCTCGCCTTCAATCTCAGTACTCTGCCCCCGGCCGGTGGCATCAATCAGCTCGTCTTCGCCGAACCTCGAAATAAGGTCGTCCTCGGTGCAGTAGCTCATGCGATCACCTCGATCTTGATTTGTTTGCCCCACACCAGCCCGTTCGGATGGTCGGTGTCGAAGCAGACGAGCCTCGCTTTTTTCCGGCCTGGCGTGATGCCGGTGAGGAGGCCGACGCGGACGCGTATCGCCACCGCTGTCCCGCCATCCTCAGTACGCAGGGTTTGCGTGTTGTCGAACACGTTACCTGCTGAAAGTCCCTCTACCGCGCTATCAAATGAGTCTCCATCATCCAACTCGAGTACGAACCGGTCGAAATCGCTGGCGTCTCTGATTGCCTCGACGCCATCGACGCCAACGGCCTTCAGGAACCAACTGACCGGGTTGTCGTGCCCTATATGCGCTGTGTAGCTGGCCATGCCATGCTCCTGTTATGCCGGCTGGGCAATGATCCAGTTCAGGCTCGGAAAATTGAGCGTGTTGCCACTGGTAATGCCCTGGTCGGTCGTCTCGTCCGTGACGGCCAGCACCTTGCTATTGACCGTATCGATCAGCGCGAAGTGCAGGTCCGTGGGTGATGCATCAGTAGCGGTCGCCGTTCCAGACACCGCGCCAGTCGTGACCTTGCGCCCGGTGCCCTCTGCGCTCAGGGTCTTGTCCCCACCGGCCAGCGCAGCGTTGCCCAGGCTGTTGCCGGTCACCGTCGCGTAGCTGTCGCCCGCTGTGTAGTTGCTGATCAGATGGATCTGGTTCGCGTCGTTAACGATCTGGTTCAGGCCGTTGTCGAACACGTCGGTGTTGAAAAACTTCGCCATTTCTCTGCCCTCTGGTTATGCGCACTGTTGTGACGCGGAAACAATTTGTCGCTGTGCGTCTGTATTGAGCAGGCAGGTCGCGGTCACGAACCCAATCCCTTCGCCGCGTAATGCCTTTGCGCTGGCGTCTGCCCGGCTTGTCGCCGGGCTTCCCGCCAACACATGAAGCTGAATGATCTGCGCGGTCTGCGTGTCTGCGCGCGCTTCGGTGTCAGTGCCGGCCAGCTGCCCATCAGCAGCAATGCTGCCAGCGCTGGCATCCGCCCTAGCTTCGGTGTCACCTGCCGCCAGCGCATGGAATTGCAGAATAGTGGCTGTTGGCGTTTGTGCCCTGGCCGTTGCGTCATCGCCGGCCAGGGCAATCGGCGCGTCCAGCGATCCAGCGGACGCGGCAGCCTGAGCGGTCGCGACAGCGCCGGCCAAGTCATGTGCCTGGGTGATGGCGCCCGTCGTAGCATCTGCAACAGATTCGGTGTCCTGCCCTGCCAAGGCGCCACTTGGGTCAACTGCTCCGGTAGATGCGCCGCTTTCCGCAGTCGTGTCGCCGCCCACTAGCCCATGGGCTTGTTCTACAGCGGCTGTCGTTGTGTCTGCGCGCGCTTCGGTGTCGGTTCCCGCCAGCGCCCCAGCCTGGCCGATGGCGCCAGTTGACGCAGATGCCGCGGCCGTTGCGTCCTGCCCAGCCATGTCATGTGTCTGCGTGATGGCGCCGGTCGATGCGTCGGCAGCGGCTTGAGTGTCTCCGCCGGAAAGGGCATGATCGCCGCCGCTTGGTACCGAATAAAGAAACGG